GATGATGAAGATTTTCCTCGCTATAGTTTTAGCGATCCGTCTTTTGTCGAACTACTGAATAGTGAAGAATGGACTTATCCAGAAGGAGAACAACCCGTAATCAATAGGCAGTTCAGCAGATTATTGTCTTTGGACGAACTGGATAAAGAAGCTACAGAAGAGATAAATACATATGACCTTTCCCCGTCGGAAGCCTTACAGGTCAAAGATCGATACCCCGAATGGGAAACCGGAATAAACGTCAAAACCGGTGAACGATACCGAGTTGAAGATGTCCTTTGGGAATGTGTTAAAGACCATCTCACACAAGATAACTGGAAGCCTAGCACAGCTACCCTAAGCCTGTGGAAAATAGTAGACGCAGAAGAACATTCCGGCACGATAGAAGATCCTATTCCATATAAGCAAAATATGGCACTTGAATTTAACAAGTACTACACGCAGGACGGAGTATTGTACCTCTGCATACAGGCTATGACACCGGGACCGTACGATTTAAAGGATGTGCCGGCGCATGCACAACCGATAAAGCAGTAATGGGGTTTAAATAACTCATAGATTGATTTGGCTATTCCGTGCAATTTGGCTATGTTTGTAACAGCATAACAAAAGATTTAGAGCCTAAGAGCCATACCCGGTAAGAGTCATATCCTGCGGGGTATGGCTCTTTTTGTTTAATTTAAAATGAAAAAGAGATGAAGACAAATCAGATTATGACTCGCACAATGGGTGATTTCAAAGTTATCCAAAGAACCTGTGATGGAAAATTCGACTGCACAAGTTTATTATCTCAGTGGAATAGTTCAAATAGAAACAACACTAAAAAGATAAGTGATTATCTTAGATTAAAAGAAACAAAAGACTTTGTCAAAGCCCTTATGGAAGAGCCTGAATTTAAAGACGGGAATTCCCACCTTTTAGAAAGCACTGATTATAAAGATTTTCCCAAATCCATCGTTGCCGTAACAAGGGGTAAAAATGGAGGGACATATATGACACCTCTTATGTTTTTAGATTTTGCAATGTGGCTAAATCCCGCATTCAAGGTCAAAGTACTAAAATTCGTTCAAGACGAAATGATCCGATACCGTAATGACGCAGGAGATGCCTATAAAGAGCTTTCATCCGCAGTTATGAAAATCGTTCCGAGTCACTTCATGCCTAAAGCGATGCAAAAAATTGGCGAGGCATTGAACTGGATCATTTTCAATTCCCATGAAAAGATGCTTAGGAATAAACATGGTGACGAAGTCAAACAGCGTGAATTATGGCAATTAGAAAAGAAAATTGCCGGCTTGATAGAAGAAGGATTTATATCAACCTATGAACAGTTGATATCATATCTAAGAAAGCTGTATCGTAAAAACTGGGAACCAAAAGTACTAACGGTATAAAACATTTTTTGATAAGTCTTCATATAGATCATGCTGGTCTGTGAAGATAGGCATGAATATTTTTTAACTTGAATTTTGATATGGCAAAGTTATACACGAAATGCGATGAGATACCTCTCTGTAGGTTCATAGAGGCATACAATGGGAATTTGAAGGCGTTGGTAATTTCCGGAAGGTCTTCGGATAAAGAGTTGCGTTTGATTTTCAGTAGAATCATGGATGAATATAACCAAATTATAGAAAATAAAAATCTACAATTCGCAGTTTCTAAACGTTCTTTGATCATAAATTATTATACTAAAATATCCATTATATCAGCTATATTAAATTTTATAAAACTAGGTGAAATAGATAAGATCTCCGATTTGCTCACTATTGTTGACATAAAAAATGTGAATATTGAAACAGTTGCGGATGCGGAGAAATTGATAAATAAAATAGAATCCTCATTGGCTTATATTAGGTTAAGATTGAAAATGGCTCAAGAGCAGCTTGATAGTACCAGTCAAATCAATAGAAAGGTAGATTTTACTAAAGAGCGAATGATTTTATCGGCTCATTTCAAAATGCGGATAGATGACAAGGCATATACTGCGTCAGAATATGCAAACCTTATTAGATTAATGTTGAACGAAATAGAGGAGGTTAAAAAATATGGCAAATGAAACAAAAATAACGACAATAGTTGGAAAAGAGGCTTTTAGCCAGCTTGAAAAACTCGATGATTTAATAGGGAAGGCAAACGATTCGTATTTGATTGCGGCAAGAAATATGGCTAAGGGGTTGTCTTTTGAGCCTAAAAACATGTCCGAGTTGATTGAAAAGAATAATCAGTACATGGCTTCCCTAAAAGAGATACAGAAAGCTGAAACTGAAATTAATCGATTACGTCAAGAGAAGAACAAGGTAATACAGGAAGGGGTTAACGAAGTAATGGCCCAGATCAAAGCCGATCAAGAGGCGGCACGTATAGCTAAGGAAAAAGCCAAATTGGAAAAAGAACAGTCGAAAGTATCAAAAGAACTTGCTGCTACAGAAAAGATTAGAAAGCAAACTTCAGAAAATCTAAGTAGGGCTAAACTGGCTGAAGAACGAGCAACAATGGTAGCATCTAAGGCGGATAAATTACATGCTCAAAATGTGCAGTTGACTTCTGATCAGGTTGAAAACCTAATTTTAAAACTTGACACAGCAAATCTTTCTTACAAAGAGCAAGCTCGCATATTAAGTCAATTGAAGGCTTATTCCAAAACTCAAGTTGGCGGTATAGATGCAGTTAATCCCAAAGTGCTTGAGAATATCCAGAAGTTGGATAAACTATTGAAAGAGCAAGATGCTAAAATGGGGGTATATGGCCGAAATGTAGGCAACTATTGGAATGGATTAGGAAATGCAATCAACCAGCTAAGCCGTGAAATGCCTGCATTTGCAGTATCTATGCAGACAGGATTGCTTGCGATCAGCAATAACTTGCCTATTCTAGCTGATGAAATAGCCAGGATACGACGTGAGAATGTCGAATTAACAAAAAGCGGTCAAAAAGCAGTGCCGGTATGGAGGCAGGTCGCTGGGAGTTTGGTTTCATGGCAAACATTGTTGTCTGTAGGTGTTACGCTGCTGACTGTATATGGAGATAAAATATTTGATTTTGCTGCTAATCTATTTAAAAGCAAGGATGCTTCAAAGGCTGCATCTGATGCATTGGAAGACCTTAATTCTACAAGTGGTAAGTTTTTTGACGAGTTGAAAAATTCAGCATCCACCTATGGGCAGAACGTTGTTTCCATTAAGAAACTACAGGATGAATGGAATAGTCTGGGAGATAATCTTGATAAGAAGAAGCAATTTATCATTGACAATGAATCTGAGTTTAAAAAATTGGATGTTTCTATTACTAATGTGAATGAGGCAGAGAATTTTTTAGTTAATAATACTGACGCATTTCTGAAGGCGCTTGAGCAAAGAGCGAAATATACAGCTGCATCAAAATTAGCAGCAGAGAAATATGCAGAAGCGTTAGAATTAGAAGCAGAAGCAGAGATAAGAAAAAATAATCCTACCTGGTTGGATAAGCTCAATACGACCAATCCTAATAAAACGATTATTGCAACAGCATCATCCATGTCTGCATTAAATGGACAATTGGTTCTTTATAATGACTCAACAATAACAGCAAAGGATAATGCAGAAAAAGCGGCAGAAGGAATAAGAGGGCAAGCTAAGGCGGCAAAAACGGCGGCTTCCATCTATATAAATGCGATGTCAGAAGCGCTAAAAGAAGAAAACAAAACACTTGAAGAGGCCGGTATTGACAAATATTCGGATAAAGAAAAGGCAAAACGTGAGGAAGAACGAGCAAAACGTGAAGCTGAACGAAGGATGAAACTCGAAATGGAAGCCGAACGGACAATCCAGGAAGCCCGTATAAAACTGATGGATGAAGGTTTTGAAAAAGAGATAAAGACTCGTAATGCCCAATATCAAAAGAAAATAGATGATGTAAAGACAAAAGGAATCCGTGTCAATGAGCAGATTGCCGCAATAGAGGCCATGAGAGACAAAGAATTATCCGATTTTAGGGAAGAATACGAGGCCAAACGTGCAATGATTGATGCACAAAATCGAATTTCCTATGCTAAAAAGGGAAGTTTGCAAGAGCTTGATGCACGGCTGGACATTCTTGAACTCCAAAAAGCCGCAGAATTGAAAGAAGCAGAAAAGACAGGAGCTAGTAAGTTGGCAGTAGAGGATAAGTACTTAAAACTTATAGAAGATGCTTATATGGAATTTGGTAAAGTACAACTCTCCCGTCAGCAATCTCAAAACGAGTTAGAATTGTCAGATCAGCAGATTTTCTTGAACAAAGAATTATCTATGCTTGAACAGCAATATTCTAAAGGAATAATCAAGAAAGAAGCCTACGAAAAGAAGAAAGCAGATTTGCAATATCAATATGCAGTTCAAGCCCTGCAACAGGAAATTGATCTGCTAGAGAAGAGTTTGTACCTGTTTTCTGGAGACGAACGCTTGGAAATGGAGAAAAAAATAGCCCAATTAAGGGTCCAGCTATCAAAAGAAACCACTGATAAAATAAATGCAGATGCAGAAAAAGAACTAAAAGAAAGGCAAAAGGTAGAAGAGGCAAAAAAGAAGTTGATTCAAGAAGCTGTAAATGCCATAGCAGAAATAGGATCTTCTATGTTTGACCGTAGAATACAAGAAATAGAAGCAGAGATTGACGCTAATCAAGAGGCTTATGATAAGAAGGTTGAAGAAATTGATGCTTTGGCCGAAGAAGATGTTATTACAAAAGAGGAAGCTGAAGCCCGTAAGCGCGTAGCAGAGGAACAATCGTCTGCAAGAAACGCCGAACTTGAAAAGAAAAAGGCTGATTTGCAAACAAGACAGGCACGATTCCAGAAAACAATAGATATCACTCAAACTATTGCTGCTACCGCATTGGCTGTAACAAAAGCACTACCAAATCTTGTATTAGCTGCGCTTGTGGGGGCGATGGGAGCTGCCCAGCTTGCCACTATTATAGCCCAGCCTATCCCCAAGTATGCAAAGGGTACTGATTATCATCCCGGAGGTTTGGCTATTGTCGGTGATGCCGGTAAACATGAAGCTGTTATATCTGGAGGTAAAGCGTACATTACTCCTGACACGCCGACATTGATGCCTATACCTAAAGGGGCAGAAGTTTTGCCAGACATTAACGATCCTGAGTTTTATTCCCGTTTTATGGATAACAGTTATTGGTTGACTCATAACAAAGCCGGGGAACGGGTGCAGATAGTGAACCACTTTGATGCAGAAGGCATTATTCAAGCAAGCAATAAGACGAACAACGACCTAAAAAAAGAGATTCGTTCTTTGGGCAGGATCATATCTAAAGGGCAACGTAGAACAGAATACAACTCGTATAAAAACTCAAAATTGAATTGATATGATACGTGTACAGTTATTAATAGGCGGAAAGAAATACGAAGCCACCAACGATTTAGTTAATTGGGAAGATGTTGAAATATCGATAAAGAGAAAAGACTTTGGGGGTGTATATAGGACGTTTGGCGATTCATTTGAGTTTGCCGGTGATTCTTATATGCTCTTGGAGAACGAGTTCTTGACAAACTATCTGAATGCTTCTGCTGTGATAGTCATTGGGGTATTGAATAATTCTTGGACATATAATGAGAAGATCCGGTGTAATCTTGATTTTTCTTCATATCAAAATAACGGCAACACTATATCCATAAAGGCTATAGATAACAGTGCGGAGGCTATAATCAATGCTAACAAGTCACAGGTGTATGATATCCCTGTTTCAAGTCTCAAGTCGGATGAGCTGTATTATGATCGCATGGAGCTGAACAACAAAGCGGATTTTGTTGTGATACCGACCGAAGAACAGACTGATGAAGGTATTTATAAAATAAGTTTGCCTTCCAATTTTATCTTAGGAGAATATAATTTCCCGGTTGGATATACTACAACTAATTTTCCCGTTAAAAACAAAATTGATGTTGGGGACGTTAATATAACAGCTCCAGACAATGCTAATTTTTATTCTGGGTATATGATTAAGGCGTTAACTCGCATAAGCATACAATATCGAATGAGTTTTGATGTATATGCTACAATAACAAATGGGAATGCAAGTAAATTGCGATTGGAAATCGCCAAATATGCAAGGGTGAAAGACGGAGATAAACCTACACCTGTAATAATAGATTCTATATCCATACCTTTTAAGAGTAAAATCAGCATAGATAAGGCATATGATGTTGACTTAAAGGAGGGGGATAGAATTATAATGTGGATAGGTCAGGGTGATAGTTATGCCCTTTGGGAGGGAGATGTTATAATGACGGTTTCGAATGTAAAAGAAATTAGCGTATCTTATAAAGGTAGAAACGAACCTGTTAATTTTGATGTTTTCACCCCTAATAAATTACTCACCTCCATACTGTCCAATATGGGTCTTACCGATATGACCGGAGAAGTAAAGGAAGGTGATATTACGATACCATATATGATAGCAGCGGAAAGTATCAGAGATATCAAGAATGCAAAAGTCCATACCTCTTTCAGTAAATTTTCAGAATGGGCAAAAGCATGTCTTGGATATTACTACAAGATAGAAGGCAAGAAGGTTATATTTTGTCATTTGACTGAATTATATGATCCAGAGACGGTGAAAGAACTTGAGCATGTGAACGGGCTTGATATCTCAATTGACAACTCCTTGATATGCTCCGGGGTAGATGTGGGCTATGAGAAGAAAGATTATGATGAAATAAACGGTCGTGACGAATTTCATGTAAAGAACAGCTTTTCGACCGGTATTTCAATCAACGATAACATATACAAACTTATTAGCCCTTATCGTGCTGATTGTTATGGAATAGAGTTCTTGGCGCAAAAAAGAGATGAAGAAACAAAGGATGATAGTTCGGATAATGATTTGTTTTTTGTTGATGCTGTTTCTGTTTTGGATCCTTCTACATCTTCGATAAAGTTAAAATTAAACAGGCAAGGAGATCGGCCTTCCGGAGTATTATTTCCTTCTTCGGTATTTAATATTGCATATTCTCCAAGAAGGATGTTGCTTGCAAATAAGGATATATTATCATCTTGTACAAGCAGATTTGAGTTTACTGCTTCTGAAGGGAATGCTGATGCGGTTTTATGGAGGGAAAGTGAAAAGTCCCCCGTTGTATTAGACAGTCGTTATTTTAGAGTTGAAACGCTTAAAGTTGAAACGATAGGGCTGTCGCCATTTCCTGTTTTATATGATGGTCTTATATCTTTTGATTATAACAGCAGAAAATATACCGGTTATGTTTCCGATATAACAGAGTTTCTTGGTAAGAGACAGACAACGGAATATACTTTGATATGTAAAAATATCGATTAATGTTGTCTTTATTCTGAATAATTGCTACATTTGCAAGCATAGAGCCTAAGAGCCGTATACGTAGTTAACGCTGCGTATACGGCTCTTTTTGTTTGTATAAGCGTATGATAAAAATAAGCAGTGTATCTCCTTTGATATTTGACGTTGAAAGTACAGGCTTTGAACATTCGATCGATTATGTTCAGAAGTTTGAAAGGGAAGATATACCTATCCTTATACAGATCGTAGATGTTCCAAACAAGACATTTACCATGTTACTTGTTGATTTATATAATGGGACTTCATATCAAATATCTCCACAAAAATACGAGATTAACGATTACAACACGTTGTATGAATTTACGATAAATCCTTCAAATAATGGGACCTATCAAGTCAGAATAACAAATGATCAGGGAGAGATATCTGTTAGTTTGCCTTTCTGTGTACATAGTTCATCATATACTCCATTTACAATGCAAATAGAATATACAAATGCAAATAATCAACAAGCATTTGGGGCTGTATTTGATATATCAGGGAATAAACGTGTATTTAAAACACGTGTAGAAGGAGGATTTAAATCTGATAGCCGGCAATTAGCTGTTGAAAGTGAACAATTCAGAACTCAAAAGCAAGAACCTATCAATCTATATTCTGTTCCCTATGAAAAAAGGACACTTACGATTGGTGATAATGAAGGTGTCCCTTTTGAAATGGCCCGGCTTTTAAACAATATCTTTTGCTTGTCTTCTGTGAAGATTGATGGAGTGTCTTATACCAGAAGTGAATCAAGCGTACCGGAACAACAGGTTATTGCTGAGAGATATCCACAGTTCAATTATACTTTAACGGTGGAATGCTCCGAAAATGTTTCTTACAATGGTTTTACCGAATATCCAGATGGATCTGGTATTGTTGGAGAAGTCAGTTTAAACGTTTCTAATGCTAAAGACGGTCAAGTTTTAGTCTTTGACGGAAACGAAGGAAGTTTTGTTAACCAATCACATCTTGATTCGCTATGAGTATAAAAAAGTTAACAAAACGAATATGGTACGGGTCAGATACTACGGTAAACAGTGAAGGGAAAACTGTTGCTGCTGCTCCCCCTATTGCCACTAATGATGGTTCTGAGGATTGGGATTTGAATGGTCTTGTAAGAGGTGAATTATATCTCAATGATAATAAAGATGATCCTGCTTTGTTTTGTTTGGGTAGTGATAATTTACCCAAGCGAATAGGAGGTGGTACGGCTTCAGGAGGTGGAGGAATTGTAAATATAGATGTAGACGTAAAAGAAGGAAGAGGCATTGATGTAAAAAAAGATTTGATTGGCGAAACTGTTATTTTCACGGTTTCGCATGAAGATACATCTTCAGCAGTTTCAACATCTAATTTTGACGATTTATTTGTCCAAAATATCGGTGTTGATGATTTTGGACATGTAACATCTGTAGAAAGTGCAAGGCTGGCGACTTATCTTGATGAGCGATATCTTCGCAAAGATATCGACGATACCGCCCACGGGAATATACTTTTTGACAAGAAGATCGGCTCTTCCATTTTCATAGACGGCTGGGAAGGTAAAGGCTGGGAGATCCAGAGTACGGGCGCCGCCATATTGGACTCGCTTCGTGTGAGGAGTGATATCTATGTGGGGGGCAATACCGGATCGCCAACTTTTGCATCCGGTTTTACCGGTTGGGGATGGCAGATAGACACACCGACGGCCACCGGGGAGATGGACAACCTCTTTATTCGAAAGACATTCACTGCTTACGAGATTGTTTATTCCCAGATTTACGGTTTAGGAGGTAGCCAGATTGTTTCTGACATCAACAAAATAGCCAGAGTAGAAGTGATGTCTGACCGTTATCGCTGTTATATGGACGATATGGATGGTCTTATGCTTATGAACCTGCGTAAGGGTGACGGTGTCAGAATACAGACACGGACGGGAACGACCAGTATCAAGTATCTTTTCGGACGTTGTATCGGTGTAGACAGTGACTATTTTGATATAGCTATTCCTCTGATAGAAGGGACAGGGCAACCGGAAGCCGGAGATTTTGCCCTTCGTTGGGGTAACAATGAAGATACGGACCGGCAGGGATTGATATATCTGACAACGGCCGATAGCGGTGCGCCATTTATCGATGTGTACGATGGTATTACTGATGCCAGCACCGAAGGCAAGTTGAAAGCCCGTATTGGACACCTGACAGGAATCAGGACACAGAGAGGCGATCAGTTGTCTGGTTATGGGGCTTATTTGAACGGGATATACGTTGAAAACTCGACATTCATTCTTCAAAATGGAGATACCATTGAGCAGACCTTTATTGCCATGAACGGCAAATTTGAAAGCCTTATTGATGGCATCCGTAACGACATATCCGCAGAAGGTGGTAACATCCTTGTAAACTCTTCTTTCAGCCAGAATACAAACTATTGGACAGCCGCAAATAACGTTCATTTTATCAATGTAGGTGGAGAATATCTTTGGCTGGATGGTAGCTTCTATGTAGAAAAGGATCAAGTTGCCGATATTTATAATGACAACGGTCAAAACGTTCTGCGAATAAGGAACACGTATATCCTTCAGCAGAATGCTATAATGAATATCCCGGATCACACGGAAGAAGAAGAAAAGACGTATTCTTTCTCTTTGTTCTATAAGGTGCTCCGTCCCGGTTCTTGCGGTTTCGGTATTCCGGGGACCGAGTTGTATCATGAAGAGCAGCTATCGGAAAGCGACAGCTATCAAAAGCTGTCTAAGGTCGGGAAATGGAACGGGAAAGGTGATTTTGAACTGAGGTTCACTGGTGAGATACTTATTTATGGTGTAGGGCTGTTTTCTGATGAGATTGCGGATGCTATTGTACATCTACAAACTCAAATCACACAAAACGAAGAAGAAATTAAGTTACGTGCAACTAAAGATTATGTTGATGCCGAGACCGGTAAAATTTATACTAAATATGATACCTCTTTATCTTTAAAGGCGGATAAAGCAGAACTTACTTCGTTTAAGGAAGAATATGATGAATTCCAGCAAGTTGTACGAAGGGATTACGCTACTCAGTCCTGGACAAGTAGTAAAATACAAACCGAGGTGGGATCTTATGTTGATGGAGCTTTAGTTGGATATGCTACAACAAGTTGGACAAGTAGCCAGATATCATCTTCTGTAAAAGGACTTGCAAGTGAGAGTTTTGTTAATCAAACAGCAGAGGGTTTAAATATCAATATAAATAATTTAGGGAATAGAGTTGATAGTGTTGAAGGTGAATTAGATTCCGTGACAGATATAACCGGTGCATTTTATTCTTTTGGATCAAACAAAATGAGGTTAAATAGGCGTATAGAAATGGGATCTGGTTCTAATTCATCCTTTGTCTGTTTAGCGGGTATGTCTCCTGATATTACAGGTCCTGCATTTTGGGCGGGGAGCTCATGGGAAGATAGAGCAAATTCTGCTATACGTTTGGGGCATGATGGTGCGGGATGGTTAGCTAAGAAAAATGTTTTTTGGGATATCGGTGGGAATCTATCTATAACTGGAAAAATTCAATCATCAAATAATGGAAATAGATTTGTTATTGACCCTTCAGAAAGAAGTTTTAAAATGATTAATAATTCTAATTCATTAGTGACTGAATTTAAATTTGATAATGTTTCTGGTTATCAGTCAATTCCAGCTTTACACATGTATTTGAGAAATAGCAGTTCTGGTTCTACAGTATACAGGTATTCAATGGGGATAGCAGGATTTTCCGTCCATGATGTTAATGGAAAAATTTTAAGTTCGTTATCAACAGGATTGATTCTTACTTCAATTCCAACCATAGATCCAAAATCATTGGGAATGGTTTGGAGAGATGGAAATATATTAAAAATTTCATTAGGATAAATAATTAAAAAAAACAAATCATTATGAAACAAGTAAATTTCAAAGAGTTAAATGTAGAATATGGTGTAGATAAGTTTCAGAAGGCTGATTTGACACATGAAATTGGAGATGCGATAATCAAGAGCGCAGAATCCGTTCCGATGTATGATCTGGCACATATCATCTACCATTCAACGGGGGCAATAGAAATATCAGATAATGACTATCAACAGATGATGAAAATAATCTGTACGTCGTTTAAAATCATTATAGCAAAGGCTGTTGAAGCCGGAACGACAGAAGTGGAAACTAAAGATAAGGAGGAATAAGTTATGGCACTCGAACAAGTATCATCAGTGGTCAAGAGCACATACCTGAACAATGTGGCAGGTTACGAAGTACAGTACAATATCACACAGGATGAAGGGGAAAACGTAAAGTCGGTAACGGGTACAGTCAAGAAGGCAGATGTTCGTTTCGGCTACATAATCATCAATGCAGACGGGACCAAGAATATATCATTTGACAAGTCTATACCGGATGCAGATAGCGAGGCTATATATACAGCGGCATTGGCGGATGCAAAATCAATTTTTGAACAGAGGAATAAAATAGATTAACACCTATGGCAGCAGGAGATATCATATTATCAGACGGGACAACGATCACGCCGGAAGACTTGCAGAAGATTGCGGCAGCGGTGGAGGATTTGATTGCGTCTACGGCGAAAGATCCGGGGCAGTACGAAGAGGTAAGTTCGCTTACCGGTGTGTCCTCTCTTCCCGCCTTTCAGGTATTGGGTAGCACATATAAGCTTGTACGTGTTGCTCTGTCTGTCTTGAAGGGGGTAGATGGACGTGAAGTATTCTTGCAGGTAAATCAGGATAAAACCTATATCCAATGGCGTTATACAGACGGTAATTGGCAGAATCTTGTTGCTTTGTCCGATCTGAAAGGTACTGCCGGTGATACTCCTGTTTTCCGTACCGGTAGCACAGGCATTGAATGGAAGTACACCAGTGAAGAAGATACAGCTTATCGTGTACTTGTCCCTTACGATGATTTGAAGTTGAAGTTTTCCGATCTGACATCGGAACAGAAAGACGAGCTGAAATTGCATTTTTCTGATTTGACGGAAGAAGATAAGGCAGAATTGAAGGGTGAAAAGGGTGATATTGGTCCGCAAGGTCTTAGAGGAGAACAAGGGATTCAAGGAGAAACAGGCCCACAGGGACCTATTGGCGAAACAGGTCCGCAAGGCCCTATTGGGCCTAAAGGCGAGCAGGGAGTAAAAGGCGATAAAGGAGATACGGGAAGTGGTTTTAAGGTACTTGGATATTTTAGCACGCAGGAAGAATTAGAGTCTGCAATAGTTTCCCCACAAGCTGGTGATGCTTATGGAGTTGGTACAGGTGCTCCGTACGACATTTATATTTATGATGCAATCAATTCTGTGTGGAAAAACAATGGTCCGCTTCAAGGTGCTCAGGGTCCAAAAGGTGACAAAGGTGATACCGGTCCTCAAGGACCTCAAGGTGAAAGAGGTGATATAGGTCCTCAAGGTTTGCAGGGTATTCAAGGCGATCCTGGCCCTCAAGGTCCTACGGGAGAACAGGGCCCGAAAGGCGATAAAGGAGATCGAGGTCCAGAAGGTCCGCAAGGCCCAGCAGGAGAAGATGCGGCTATTACGGTAGATGCTCCAAAGGACGGAAAAACCTACGGGCGTAACAATGGGGCGTGGTCGGAGATAGTGGCGAGCAATCAGTATCTGGATGTTGCAACTTTATTCCCAGAGGAGAATGGTACATTGTCAGATGAAAATTATCAAAAGGTAGTTGATGCAGTAAATAAAGGAATAACAACAGCAAGAATTGAGACTGACCCTGATGGATTTGGCCCGATAACAATTAATAATTCTACTGAAATATATGGTATTACAACAAATATTTTAGCGGTAGACCCCAGTGATCGTTCTATATGGTTGACAATAATAGCCATAATTATTAATAAGAGTGACAAGACCTATACTTTGGTATCTAATCGACAAAGTTTACAAAATACTGGCTCCGGTACAAAATACCTCTCCGACAACGGTGAATACCTCACTCCCCCTACCGCCACCTCCGCCACAGCGGGGTATATGTCGGCGGAGGACAAGAAGAGGGTGGATGATATAGTAAATTTCGGCACAGGGAGTAATGCTGTCACAACTCTTGCGAATATACCAACAAACAAGAGGTTGGTTAAGGCTACCCTATCCTCCGCTTCAAACCTGTCGATAAATGAGTCTGCAAGGGCACTGAATGTAGGCGAAGAGATATATCTTGATTGTAATCCTACCGCTTCTTTTACGCAGTCTATCCCCACTACTGGCAGTTTTAGATCAATGTCCGGTAGTTCTATTACCACTACTTCCGGCGTGCCTTTCGAGATGTCCATCTTGAAGATCGCCACGAGTGGTGTCATGTATTCAATAACCGTTAAAGAGAAGGATTGATATGATGAGAAGAAGGACGATAGGAAGTAAGAAGTTAGTATTCTTTCAGAAGCGGTTTTATCCGGCAGGAAATTACACATGGACGGTTCCTGCGGGATGTAGGGAGGTTGATGTGTTTCTTGTCGGAGGCGGTGGAGGATGTTCACATAATTCAAGATTAGGAACTCCTGGAGGCGGTGGAGGTGGTTACACTAAAACATATAAGAAGGATACCGCTGGATATAGAGATGGCAACGCGATAACTGTTACACCAGGACAAACTATTGAAATTATAGTTGGTGCAGGAGTTCGTGGCGCAAATGGGGGATATTCACAGTTTATGAGTTCGCTTTACCGGGCTAAAGGAGGCCATCTGTCTCAATGGAATGGAGACGGAAATGGTGGTTCGGGAGGTGTAGGGGTAGATAGATCTACTCATTCGGTCGGAGGCTCAGATGGTACAGGCAGTGGTGGAACATCGGGGCAAGGACATACGACGCGTGATTTTGGGGAATCTAATGGTAAAAGGAATGCAGCAGGTGGGGCAAGCTCCTATAATAAATCAGGCGGGGAGACATCTCAGCCGGGAACATCAGATTATACAGAAGGGAGTGGCGAAGGCAGTAATGAAAGTAGTTCTTTGGTTTCTGGCTGGAGTGCCGGACTTGGTGGTGGCGGCTACGGTGGTGGAGCTGGGGGAAATGCATCGGGAAAATCGACGAAAGGTGGCGATGGCACTGTCCTGATCCGATATTGGGCTTACGAAGAATAAAACAAATATAAGTGATATGAGTAAATATATATATATACAAAAAGACGCAGCAAACATATATGTCACAATGCCGGAAAAGCTTGATACAGCAAACAACGATATCGGCACGACATGGGAGGATTATGTTGCAGGAAAGTACGTTTTGCTGACAGAAGAACAGATTGCCTTTAAAGAGGCAAACGAAGGTGCATCCGTAGAAGAAGTGTTCAATATGCAATTGACACCCATTCCCGAACCGACACCGGAAGAAAAACTTCAAACTGCAAAAGACTTGAAGCGTCAGGAAGTCTACAACACCGACTACCGGCACTATTACATAGAGGACAACGATGTATATACATACGACCGTTTGTCTCTAAAAGACCAGTGTGCCCGAAAAGATACGGTTGAAGTAAACGGGAATTCGTATAAATCATCTCTGTTATTGGAAGCTCTCAATGAGATGGCAGACTATAATGATATCTGTATAGGTCTATCAGAAAAGTTACTCTCTGATATTGAAGCTGCCGAGACAGTGGAAGATGTAGAAGCGATTGAGGTGACGGGCTACCCCGATGTAATCCATAGAACAACAGCCGAATTACAGGAAGCCGTAAAATACACGGAAACGCACGATTCAGAGAAGCAACTATCCCGTATCACCCGTAAATCTGTGTCTGCAATGTCACTGACGAATGATGAAGCGATTGGTGCCAAATACGCACATGCGGAATGGAAAGAATTTATTAACGGGAAGTTGGAAACCGGCAACCGGGTAATTAACGATGACTGGTTATGGAAAGTCCGGCAACCGATAAATCCGGTTCTCGAAATATATCCTCCTTCGGTAGATACGGCTGCCCTTTATGAGCGCATGGACGAAAATCACAAAGGCACGGAATACGATCCCAAACTCTATGCGCCAGGCATGACGCTTGAACAGGGAAAGTATTATACGGAAATGGAAGACGGCGTAAGGAAGAAATATTACTGCTTTTATGGTACGATTAATCCGGTATATGCCCATTTGAAAGAATTGATTAACATAAATGTAAGATTGGTATGATAACTATTTTGACGATTATTTCAATGCTTGTTATTGCGGCCTACACGGCTGCCGTGTGTGTAAAGACTAAGGGTGTACCTTATTCCATAAGTGCAACCTATTACTACCTGGAGCATAAATTGTGGTTTATGGCAACAATGTGGCTGACTGCCGGTTTATTGATGCCTGCAATATTGGAGGTAAGTAAACCAAACACGGAATGGGTTGCATTTCTGTCCTGTGCTGGCATGTTCTTTGTTGGTTCAGCTCCCAATTTCAAAGATGATTATGAGAGCAAGATACATTCTGCTGGAGCAATCATCTGTATTGCCGGATCGCAACTTTGGGTGGCATTGAACCTCTGGCCAATGTTGTTAGTATGGCTTGCCTATGTAGGGTATACTGCATTAAGCATTGCCAAAGAAAAAGAGGGCACATTTTGGTATAAGTTCTACCAGAGCAAGCCGATGTTCTGGATTGAGATAGCAGCCTTATTATCCACTTATTTTACCGTGTTATTCAATATGTGATATTATGCAAAGATTAATTCCATATATACAAGATTTTACCGGCTGGGTACAGGCTGTTTCTATTGCGGTAATTGCTTCAATGTTAGATTTTTTCGCACCTATCGAGCATTTTCTTATAGTAATACCTGTAATGGCTACCATAGATATGTTCTGGGGGCTGGCAGCCGATGATTTGCGTTTTAGGAAAAGTAAATTTTTTAGGACGATAATCTATCTTCTGATTTACCTTTTGATCCTGCTTATTGCTTTTTGGATTGGTATAATGATGGAGCAGGATAAAGACAGTACAAAAGCCTTTGTCAGTTGGATAACGTGGGTAGTAGTGTATTGTTATGGTCTGAATATACTGAAAAACATGCACACGGTATATCCAGACAATAAAGTTATAGCCTTTTTGTATTGGGTTGGATCGGTTAAGTTTCTAAGTAAAGTAAATTATCTTGAAGAATATATGAAATCAGTAAAGAAAAAGGAGGATAGGAAATGAATATAACAGAGAATTTTACATTGGAAGAATTTATGCATAGCGATACTGCTATTGTAAAAGGAATAAAGAATGATCCGGGATCGCGTGAGAAACTGGCTATCACCAATCTGTGTGCAAAATTGCTACAACCATTACGGGATGCTATCGGTAAGCCTATCTCCATTAATTCAGGCTACAGATGCCCAGAGTTGAATGCGGCAGTGGGGGGTGTCCCTACATCTCAACATCAAAAAGGGGAAGCAGCCGATTTGAGTATTAATGGAAAGGCCGGTGATTTATTGGAAGTATTGGAAGATTCCGGTTTGCCATTCGATCAGGCCATCTTGTACCGTAAAAATAACTTCCTTCATGTTTCGCTAAAGCTAGAAGGAGAACAAAGAAAACAGATCATCATCAAGAAATGAAAGCCTGGTATGCCATATCTGTTTTAGCTCTTTGTTTTGCTTGTTTCTTTGCCGGAAGGTATTCGGTAGAAAAGCAAATAGAGGTAGTCAAGGAAACAGACACGATCAACAAACCTGTTCCTGAGCCTTCTTACATGCTTGATGTAGAGGAAATCGAGCTACCTTACCCGATTTTCGTTTATTCGAAGGGTGACACGGTAAAGGAACTTGACACGATTTATATCCCGTTATCAATCCAGAGAAAGGTTTATGAGACAGATTTGTATAGGGCGGTAGTTAGCGGTTATAGACCCAATCTCGATTCGATGATAATCTATCATAAACGGGAGATCGTCTACCAGAAAGATCGTCGGTGGGGATTAGGAGTAATAGGTGGATATGGGATAGGCAGAAGTGGCTTTTCTCCGTATATCGGGGTAGGCCTATATTATAGAATTTGGTAAGTAGACTTTTGTTCATAGTCTCTTCCTATGGGGCTGGGAAGTAAAATAAAAGCCCCCAACGTATCACGTTTAACTGCTACATAAAACTGATACACAAGCATAGACACTCGCACGTTGGGGACTTAATATCTTCAACATGAATGTCTATGCTTTTGTTGCATTATGTGCGATAAGTTTTATGTAGCGAAGGCAAAGATATAACTAAAATTCAAACATTATGTGTAAATCTGAAATCTTTGCCAAAATATTAAGAATTGTCTCTAAAGAGACAGAAGTATCAGAAGACCTGATACTGTCAAAGTGTAAACGAAGTGATATTGTTGATTCACGCGGTATCATGGTTGTTATACTATCTGAATATAAATTCAGTGAATCTCAAATATCGTCATTTACCGGATTTACGCAGCAATCGATCAACAAGTTGAAAAATATCTACCCTGACAGAATACGCAGAAATTATCTGCTAAAGGTTATAGTTAGGAATATACGTGAGTCGCTTGGTATGCCATTAAGGAGTTTGTAAATTATACTTAAATATTGCTAACCGTATATCGTTATTATAGTTTCAACTTATATATTTGCAATGCGTTTGATTGGAACATTAACACCTCCAATCCGGCGAACTGTCATTCGCCACCTCCGTCCTATCTCCCTTCAGAGAAAAAGACATAAGCCCATAGTCCTGTAGCTTTGGGCTTTTTTAGTTATGCTTGACAGGGTGTAACTAATATAGTTTGCCGATACAGGTCGGTGGACAAATCGGAAAGGAGGTGTTAATGTGAAAGATCAAACGCAAAAAGACGGCAAAATCCGTATTTTCTGTCGATATATTGTGAAAAATGGGAAGAGGATTTATCCTAAAAATTCTCGTTTCTTTTCTTTCTTGATAGATGACAAGAAATTGGCGTAATGCTGTTTTAAGGGGATGTACAGGAATCCCCTATTTTTATCTGATCATAATAGATATAACGAAGGGCCGAATAACTTTGTGTGTTAAACAGCCCTCCAAACGTGATACGCCGGGTACGAAGCCCCAACATGCGGGTCTATGTTATTTATGTAGCAATCATGATGCTATTATTTTAGTCTCGTTATCTAATCCGACATATTGGTTGTCATTTCTAATGCCTGTAAGTCCGAACGGGGTTTTATGTTCAAACCAACATTGCATATTTAAATCATTGACTAATTTTACAATATGTAAGAGTGATCTTATTGTAAACCTATTTTCTTCAATATCAAATTCGTCTATATTGAGTATATCTTGAATTAATCCCAGCAGACAGGAAGGTAAACCGAATATGCCTGCATCATCTAAAATATCTTTGCCGAACTCTGCTAATACCCCTACTTGATCTGCTGTAAGACCTTCGAACTTTGTTGCTAAATCTTTAAATTCCATGATTTTGTAATTATTTTTTTGGTTTATTAATTGGTATAATATTGGCTGTACGTCCTTACGCCGTACCTCTAAATGTCTAAGTTATAATGCTATTATGCTATCTTAATAATTTGAAGAAGTTCTGCAAATTTGTCCTCGTAATATAAAGGTTGTGTCTCTTTCGGATTGTTTGGGTTCACCTGGTTCTCTCCAAATGAAGTTCCTTTATCTGTAATGGATTTAAATTTCTTTGTTCCACCCTTTGAGGATAGCCGGGTTATCTCCTTAAGATATCCTTTCTCTATTAGTTTCGCATTGAACTGCTGTGCACTCATAGATGAACCGTTTTCTTTCAATAAAGCACTGGCCGATTTGAGGATTCCTTTCGATGGAGTGTAGTCGGGAGTAGGGAGGCCTAACGGTTCGGCTACCTGCTTTAATAATCCGAGTTTTGAAGCGTCGTTCAGATTTAGATACCGACTTACGCCCTCTATCCACATAAGTGAAGCCTTTACTTTTGTTGTAAGTCCGGTGGAACGTTTACGGGAAGTTGGCAAAGATTTGTTAGCTGTTTTGTGGAAAACTTGACGGTAGACCTCGAAAACAGAACGCACTTTTCGGGCGATGAAAAACTCCATGCAAGATAAGGTAAGATAATAGTCTGTTGAAGCAAATCTACCACCTTCGCCATTTTGGGCTATGGTGATAAAATCAACATCCTCAATAAAATTATCTCTTAATGCGCGGACAGCCTTGCTCTTTTCAGAATAAACAAGAGGCCACACCTCATCAAGATTTACGGGGAACTCGTTGGCTGATTGTGACAACTTTAATACTGCGTTAAAATACGCTTTGATTTCGCTTTCGCTACTCTCTTTGGATAAAATTTGATTGTTTAGCATAAAAATAAAAAAAGCACACGTTCACGGCTGCTAAACAATCATAAGATTAATTTTGGGGACATTTCTGTTACCCCACCGTTCGTGTGCTATATCTTATATATAACAATATATCTAATATGTATTGGGCATAAAAATAACCCTTACGGATTACATAAGAGTTGCCCACTCTTATAATTGTTTAGCATTGCAAAGGAAAGAAAAAATAGTGATATGGCAAAATATTGAAGAATATTTTTTAGACATAAAAAAAACTGCGCTACGTGTTGTCTAAGTCTTCAAAGCAAAACTCCGTGGGTATTTCTACTCCACGACACGGCGCAGTTATATTATTATATAACAATATCGTATATGTATGGGCACAAAAAACGCTGACATAAGCCAGCGGTAACGTACCGCTTTGAAAATTTAGACACCGCAAACATACGCCTTTTTTCTGAAACTGCAAAGAAAAAGCGGTGAAAAAACAATCTCACCGCTTTTTAAATATGCCTCCAGAGAGGACTTGTGTAAACAAATGCCAAATTAAAGTTGCACAGAAATCAATTCTTTCCCTGCCTTATGAATCGCTTGTTCTATTTTAGCCTTTTGGGCCTCAGAAGCGAAAGCGATCCGCTGTTTATACTGGCGCATCAGTGATGGATTGATGCCGGCATATTTCGCAAAGGTAGACACGCTTATGAATTTGAAACATTCAAAGAATGACGCGATATCATATTTATATTCAAAATCAATACCACGTAACGTATCAGGCACATCTTTACCGATCTCAGTCAACATGGTTTTGTAATCCTCTATTGCTAATCTCAAAGATGCCTTTGCTTCGTCAACCGTTTTACCTTGTCCATTTAAACTGAATCCATCAAATTCGGGAACATAAATACTTATAGTCTTATCGTCCCACATTTCTACAATAGCTGTTGTTTTCATAGGCTGTTTATTTATTGTGTAAACAAATTTGCGGGTCATTTAAGACCCGCATCTTTCATCATGCTGTTCAATGTTCCGCCTTTTACTTCTTTAGACCCATGTCGCCAAACCCGGAAGTATTTACCCGTCTTTGGGCTGTACCATACATCGTGTTCTTTGCCATGGCTCACGAAGTAGCATCCTATTTTAGCAGCTTTCTTCAAGAACTCTGTTGTTTTCATATCAAAGAGCATTTGTTTACAATGCAAAGATAACATATTTGTTATAATAAGACAATGGTATCCGTGTTGTTTATAACATATTTGTTATTAATTAACATTGCATAGTTTTTATAGGAGGCTAATACAGAAAAGATAAGGGAACAAGTAAAAAAATCAGACAGTTTAACAACAACTTTACAACAATCCTACAACATTCTACCATTCAATACAATTACTGTTTTGCGACATTTGCGATGCGGTTGATATTGACCGTAACTAAGATTTAAAATACAATGGAAAAAACTTATGTATTTAATCAAGACGGGGCAGGTGGAACGAGTAACGGCTTACTTGCATCAATCCTTCCGTCTTTACAGAACAGGGGTATTGACACAGGTTACCTCATGGGATTAATGAACGGTGGAGGCGGTAACGGTGGTTTCTTCGGGAACAACGGCGGTTTTCAGGACATTATTGCGTTGATTGTGATTGCTGCCATCTTTGGCAACGGCAACTTCGGTTTTGGAGGCGGAAACAACAATCAGGGTGCCAATGAAGGAAGAGACATGATTATGCAAATGCTTAATCGTAACGGTGTGGACATCGCATCACTTGCCCAGGCGTTGAATTTATCTTCAGACCAAATCCTTGCTGGTATTAACTCTGTATCTCAGGCTATATGCGGTCTAGGCAATCAGATGGGACAGAATACCAACAGTATCATTACTGCAATTATGCAGGGCAATCAATCTATCCTTGCTCTATTAGCCGATTGTTGCTGCAAAACACAGACTGCGATTGAACGGCAGGGATATGAAAGTCGCTTAGCAAGTTGCGAAAACATGAATACGCTTACACGTACAATGGAAGGGAATACTCGTTCTTTGTCGGACGCTTACCGTGAAGGATTCCAGGCTATTGTAGCCAAGATGGATGCCGCAGAGGCACGCCGTCAGCAGGAAGCCCTTGCTGCAAGGGATGCAAGAATTGCAGTTTTGGAGGGGGAAATCTCTCAGCGTAATCAGAATGCGACAATCTTGAGCAACTTCGGTCAGCAGATCGCGCCGTTGGTAGCCGGCTTGCAGGCATTGCAAAGTGATGTAGACGGTATCAAGTGCAAGATGCCTCCAACGGTATCCGTTCCTTATCCACAGTTGCAGGTGTATAACCCGGAAACCTATCGTGCGGCCGCTTTCGGTGCTTATGCCGGTGACGCGGCTTATGGACGCGGCGGTTACGGATGTGGTTGCAATAACTACTGGGGTTGATCCGGGTAAGAAAGGAGGTAATTATGTGGCCTAACTTTTTTACAGGATTTCCTTTTCCGTTCCCTTCACTTGGCAGGGCAAACTTTAACACCTTGCCAACGGTGGCTGTGACGGTAGGGACGGAGAACGTGACATTAGAGCTTCCGAACCATGCGTTTCGTAACCGGGATTATGTAGGCGGTTTCTATGTCAATATCCGTCAAGCTATCCCGGCTGGAACAACAGCAACACTGCCCATTCTGATAGGGACGAACGGGGACACGAGACCGTTGATGGCTTACGGCGATGTGCCTGTGCGAGTAGAGAACCTTGCCGGTCCGGGTATCTATGAGATCCATTACAACAAATACACGAACGAATTGTATCTTGTTAATGGTGGATATAGACCGACAACTACTCCGGCTCCTACAGCAGAAACGGCTTCTTTGCGAAGCAAGTAGTAATTAACATGGAGTTCTGTGGTTGTTGTAAAAATTGCAAAAACCACACTCCTTTAAAATCAAACAATCATGTTTCAGAATCTTCGAGTAAATAATCAGTTGTATATTCTTCATAAGGAAGCCAAACATTTCATAGAGATTGGTTCTGTGGTAAGCGTTTCTGCACCCAAGCCTAAATATCCTATGCCCGCTCCTATGGGGCAGATACCTCAGATGGAGATGGTCGTAGATGTCGTGGCTAATATTAATGGTCAGAACACGACGTTTCAGAATCTTCCCTCCGGTAGTGATATAGCCGACTTTGGGCAAAACGGGAATCTTGTTGTCTCATGTTCCCGCGATGCGATGAACAATGAAATATCCATGATAAAACAAAAAAGATTGGATAGGGTTAACAGTCGGGACTATGACCTCAGCGTGATAGCATCCTGCGATGAGATGTTGACAATGATCAATCCTGAATTTGCAGAAAAGCAACGTCAAGAACAGGAAATCAACACCCTTAAGGCCCAGATGTCTGATATGAGCAAGAACATGTCTGAACTTATGGAGCTAAACAAGCAATTGATGCAACAGCTTGGAGTTAAGGAAACAACTAAAAAATAATAATTATGGGATCAAATAGAAAACTTGAAGAGCTTTTCAGAGAGTTCGATGCTTATGAAGATGAAGACTTGATGGAAGCGATAGAAGAAGCCTATAAACTTGGTTGCAAGGAAGGCAAGAGAAAAGCAATGGAAGGCGGTATGGGATTCCGAGACGATGACGATGACGACGACGATGAATTCCGCGATATGTGGAGACGCGGTGGAGAAGGTTTCGGTGAAAGGCGCGGCGTGAGAGGAACCGGACGGTATGCCGGGGAATACCGCAGACGCAGACGTTAAATCAGAAGGGGACATTGTGCCCCTTCTTAAAAAGTAAAGATATGAGATTAGATATGTACGATGATTTTCCTTCGGGGATGAAAGCTTATTTAAGCGCATATGGCTGGCATTTTTCTAAGGCTATGTGTGATTGGGCTATTTCCATGATGGAAAAAGAAGATGGAACTGGCAAGAAAATAAAGGTACAGCCCTGGACAAAAGAGCAGATCGACGAAATGCTTAAAAAATATAACGTCGATGTAAAGAAGAAAGGCGGCTATGACTATGTGTATGTAGCCAATATGTGCAAGGCTGATTTTCTTGGTTCCTCCATTCCCCATGATCAATATGCTGCTTTATACGTGAAGAACGTTTGCGACGATCCGGACGCTTACGATGGTATTGTATTTACTCGTTTCTACGCTGATTGCATCGGTTCTGGAACGCCTATTATTTGGGATGAAATGATGTAAATATGATAAGAAGAGACCTATACATAAAGAAGTACGATTGGCAGGTGCATATATTTTATCGTGTCACCTGCTATTATACGGAAGAGGTCATAGGTTTGTTGAAATCAATAGATTGTCCGAAAGACAAGGCAAGAGAGGCTTACAATAATTTGGTGTCATGCAAACTTGATACCGGTGTCACGTACTCCAATTACAAGCTACGGAAATCTGTAATGGTCATAAGCAAGACTTCGTCCCCGGAAGAGTTTTTAAACTCCCTAAAGCACGAATGCCGCCATTTGGAGGATCATATAGCTACGGCATTTAAAATGCCTATAGGAGGTGAAGAAGTAGCGTATTTGGCCGGTTATTTAGGTAGGATGTTGTACGAGGATGTGCAGTTGTTTATATGTGACTGCCGCAAACATAAACGGGAAAAGCTATGTGTAAAGCGAATAAAAAAGAAATAAGAAAATTAAAGAGGGAGTCAGCCAGACGCGAGATTGACCGCCTGGTTGACTCCCTTGACTTCGAGCCGGTCAACTTCAACGAGAAAGTCTGCCGGCTAAGGAGGCTGATGTGTCTACTGTAAATTCGTATATTTATAAGGATTCTTTAAATCTGTTTATTCGGTTCAATAAACTCGACGTTGTATAGATCACAAAATTTCTCGAATGTAGCTATTTCTAAATCATGGTTGAAGATATGGAAACGGCCGAAGTAGTAGGCGAACATTTGTCCATCGCAGAATGTTTGCTTTTTCGCAAGCGCACATTCCCGACTTTTCAATGAGAAGCACACGATTCCCATTCCTTCATCAAGTAGTTGTTTTAGTCGGGAGTAATCCCGGCTGGTTTTGTAGGGTATCATAGGCTAAATTTCTTTTTGAAGTTTTTACATCCCGGACAAAAGAATCCGGTGTCATCACCGGTATAGTCATCTATTCCAAGACGAAAGCGCAACGGACGTTTAAACTTGCATAGTTCCTCGTTGGGTTTGTTTTCCTCTCCTTCTTCTATCGGGCAGAAATGTACGCAGTTATCACAGAACTGGATTTCTTTTATCCGTTTCTCTGCCCCGGTAGGTTTGGGACGTACAAGCCAGTACTTTTCTTCCTTGATAGGACAAGTGTTGCAATAGTCTTTGTCGCCGTAATACAAACAATAAGATTCGCAAAACCATCCGGATATCTCATCAAGAAGTCTCTGTTTGATTTCTTTTTCTTTCACTTTCGTTCAAATCTTTTATTTTTAAATTGATACTTTTCATATACTCACAATCTCTATCACAAGGGCAATTATCATCATAGCAACTATCGTTGTGACTGTTCCAGCAAGGGCATTGCTTATGATATGCCTCTAATTTGGCTTTATCTCGATCTGCTTTCATTTTAGCCTTAATATGATCCGGCAATGCTTCTTGTGCTACCGGATCGAAAGTGATACATTTCGTTTTATCCATAATGTTCAATTCCATTTTGTTATAGATTTACTTATACCAGCGTCCACCGCAATATTTACATACAAAATAATTCCCCATACTCATCACCTGAACTTTTTCATCCACGCATATACGGCACATGCAAATTTTATGATCGCCATCAGACACAGGCTCTAAAATTTTATCATATTCCCAGAAAGATAACTTGCCTTTAGCCGGTATTGGTTCGGGGAATAAAATAGGGTTAGCCAGCACCCAGTTCCACACGCCCTTTTCGGCCCACGGTGAGGGGTGATTCTGAATGCAATCGACTATCTCGACACTGCCGATGATGGCACCTTTCGGCAAATCTTCATTATCTCCGTAAAGTTTGTCCTTGTGTTTGGAAACTTTCTTTATTTGCATTCCGTTAAGTGCGCTCCATCCCTCCTTAACTGAGGTCTTTGCTGCATGAATCAGCACCCTCTTACCTAAGTATTTCTTAGGACAGTTCCAAGTCCTGTTTTCTATATCTTTCAGCCCGGACACAATCAGGCTTGCCCACGGCTGTTTAATTGTTATCGCTTTCATTTAACTTCTTTAATTCGTTAATTTGTTCACTGATAATTCTAATGCGTTCTTTGAGAGCATCTGATTTTCGTGTAGAGAAACCAATTTTGACATGTCGCATCGCATATCCAAAACCTCTTCTATTCAACATTTCAATTTCTCTGCGCTCTTCTTTATACAATCTCTCTTCCAGGACACTCTTTTTCTCTATAAGTTTTTCTATTTTATTCATATTCATTCCTCCGTATTAGGTAGTAAGTCTTCGATGTAGGCCCAACGCAAAATCTTGTCGTAATGGCAAGCTTTTATCCATTCATATTCAGAACGCCAATCAATACAAATGCAGACATTTCCGTCTCCATCCATGTGTTCAACCAAACAATCCTTTCCCGGTTCAGCTATGTCACATGGTTTGTGCCACACCGAGTTGATGCGCCATTTTGCACCTTTCTCGAATGAATAGGCAAACAGTCCTCTTGTTTCCTCCGGATCATGATCCCAACCTATCATATTAGCATGTTGGGTTGCTGCTTTTTCAATATCATCTCTTTCCATTTTTTCTTTTGTTAAATTAATATTTTTCGTGATTTGAGCTATTTTACCAGTCTTCTAAATCTTCGGTTGAATAGGAATCACTAGCATCATTTTCGTCAGAATAATTCGCGCAATAATTTAGAAGGTTGAAAGGATTATCACCTATTGAACAATCACCTCTGTTCAATTCATGCAGCACCATTCATCGCTTCGCCTCATAGTCTTTTTCGTTTGTTTGACTTAACACACTATCATCAAACCCAGAGCAGGCAGCATCGTTCTGCTCGGCACCGGCCATCTGACATTCGAAGTAAGCGTCACAATCTCCACATATCTGGTCGTTCGGTTTTTCCGAACAACCACTGTCTAGTCCCTGATCCAGGCAAGCGATAAAATGCTTCAAGGCTTCTTCCGCTGTCGGGCAGTCCGGTGATTCGAAATAAATCATCGCTTCATTAAAGGCTTCGATAGCCTTTTCTTTCATCACTTCCTTGATGATTATAGTACCGTGCGCTCCTTGTTCTCCGGGAGGATCGGGATGTCCTAATTGCTGTAGTTGCCATTGGGCACCGGCTATAAAAGCATCTTCAAGATCTTTAGCGCAAAACAATTTCATATTCGTTTCGAATATGTCGGGCTCTCGTAGCAGATGCAATGCTACTTTGGTGGCATTGACCTTATATTCATGTGCGTTGCTGTTCATAATTTTTTAAATTTTACAGTATAGATTGAACATATTCCAAATATTCTTGAGCTTGTTCAAGGGATTCGAATTGAGATGTCTCTTCGTTATATAAAGGAGCATAGTTGGCTTGTTTCAATAAATTGTCGTAAAACATATTGATGAATATTTTTAATAGATCGGCTGTATTATTCACTGTTCCCATTGTTACTCCATGACATCCATCTCCTATATTTACATATTCGTTACTAAAAAACATCCCACCTTTTATACCATATCGAATTTGAGCGATGTATATGCGTTCGAAATGTACTTCAAACCAAAGATTATGTTCTGATTTTTCATATTCTTTGATTGATAAGCAGAATATGCCAAAAACAAATTTCAACTCTTCTTTTGTAATTCCTGCCGGATTTTTTGTCAATATTTCTTTAACTTGTTCTTTCGTTATCATGATTCGCTATTTTTTAATTTTTATCTTCTTTCTTGATCTTAATCTTATCAATCATCCTTTGATATTTAGCGGCCACATAGTCACAGTGTATTGCCAAATTCCTGTCGCGCTCCTTTTCGAGGCGCTTTATTTCTTCTTCTATCCAATCTTTCATATTTCATCTTTTTTTGTCATTTTTCGCATGATTCAAACGCTTTTTCAAATACTTCCGCCCTAAGCATATTGTTTGCTATGGCCTGAAAAGCGTTTGCAATTTCTGGCAACTCATTCAAATTCACATGTATCTCTTTGGGGGTAAGTACCTCTGTAAGTTCCCTTGCAAAGTGCAGCATCTTATCCATGGTGAGATACCGAAGGGGATTGTAAGCCAGTGGGGCATATTTGCTTATGGCGGTAAAGAAATCCCGGATGGTAATTTGGGATGTCTGGCATAACATGTCCACTGTAGAGCAAATGGAAAGAGCTTTATTCAAATCTTCATGGCATCCGGCATTATGCAATGCCTGGCTGACGGTAAATCCATAGCGATCTATATGAGGCTTGATATCGTCCTCCATGCTCTGCGTAATGAGGGCCATGGCTTCCGCGTTTACACCTGCGGTTCTGCATATTTGCCTATTGTATGCGGCCATTTGGCGGTCCATGCTGTTGACCAGCATTTTGACCTTTTGGCGATAAAGTCCGCATCCCTTGATGTGATCGGAAAGCTGCATTTCGAAATTATACACTTGGTCATTGACGAATAGGACGATATATGTCAGACTCGTAACAAGACCGCCGGTGTCCTTGTCTATTTCATCCCAACTGTTGTATTGTTTCATGGCAGTAGCTTCGCTTCTGTGCATCTTATCCATCTGTAGCCGGAAAACGAGATGCTGTTCGTCCTCCGGTCTATGTCCGCAATAACTCTTACTTTTCCCTTGTACAAGACTTTTGATCCGATCTTGCATTGGGTCCTGAATACATTGATTTTCATAATTCTATTACCTTCGACTATCCCCTGTTACGGGAATGATGTTAAACATTTCCTTCCTCCTGTCACGGATAAAATCGCCATACAAGCGTTCTATTTCATCCCCGTCAGCATTGGTTGTGACAAAAGTTTTTAATCCAGTAGTCTGCCAATAGCTGTATCGGATGTGCAGGATATGCTGCATGACGTTTAGTTCCGTGCCATAATACTTGGTCGGAATCGGCTCTCTGCCAAGTTCGTCAAAACACATTGGCACTGGTCCGGATGATGACCATCCTGCGTTATCCAGATACCGGCTAAGATCACCTGTTAGCGAGTAATCCGTTGTCACTTGGCTGCATATATAGACCCTGAACCCCATCCTAAGGCTCTTGAAATATTGGCTGAACACTTGCATCAATGTGCTTTTGCCTGTACCTACAGGGCCTTCCAGCCAGATGCCCTTTCTCCTGTCAAGCCGCCCTTCCTGGAGGTGGAAGTACAGGAACAGGTCGTTTACTAAGTCCCTGTTGCGCTCATCTATGCGGAATGTTCCCTTTGTCACCTGCTCGGCTACATGCAGGAACCACCGTTTGTACGGATCGAGATCGATCTTAAGGCTCCCCGTAGCGTTTTGGACCGGCGGATGTATGATTCCTCCTATTCCCTGCATTTTTTCTTAGGTTTTCAAGTTTGATACTTAGCCATGATGCGAAATGGCTTTCCGCATCTTCCGGCGATTTCATTCTCACGTTCCGGCATGACAGCTCACGGAAAAACTCTTCCAGATAGGCGTGAATCTCGTTCATGCCGATATATTGCTGCCTGTGGATTATTTCAAGCCATGCGGAATCAGCGCATACGAACGCTTTGCATTCATCCAGTGGTTTGTCCACTTTTTCAGGGTGAAATCCCGGATGGTCCGGGTGGGAGAAAGAGCCGGAAGGCTCGCTTTTCTTTTCTCTCTCGATAGAGAGAGTTTCTTTTACTTTACTATTCTTTACTTTACGGCAATCTTCCTGAGTTTTTCGATATTCTTCCAGTATTTTTCGCGATTCTTCCGGAATAATGTCGTATTCTTCCGGAATTATTATGCCTTTCCGCTTCGCCCGGATACACATATCAATGTATCTTGATTGAATGGATGGTGAAGTAAGTACACTCCCATTAGAGAGCAGTTCCTTGCTGAAAAGACCCACAACACAACAGTAGCGTACTATCTCATTCACCTTTGTTTCCTTCAATCCCCAGTATTCGGCTACATCAAAGGCAGTACTTTCGTCCCACACGAGGACACAGCCTCTTACCCGGTAGATCTCATTGAGTATATATTCGTAAACGGCAAAACCATCACATCCGCAATCTTTTTTCAATCGCTTTATCCGGATGTCCTGGAATCTGTCGGAATCCATAGAATAGAAAGATAATCCTGTTTTCGCTTTAGCCATATCTTGATTTATCCATTGTTATCCAGTTTGTTGTTAATGATATAAAGATACTCATTAATATAGCTTGTAACTAATTTAAATTCATGAAAATCAACTATTTAAACTTTAATTATCTATTCATAATCAATATCCAGTCTTATTCAATCTAAGCGATTCCTTCTCGTAACTAAGCAGGCTTCGAAGCGAATCCAGTTGATGCGTGCAAGAAGCATTGAGTCGGTCCAGTCGATCGACCAGATAGCATTCGTCTTCCGCGATACTGTCCAGCAAGGCATTCTGCACTTTGGCCGATAGGCAATTTTCTTTCGCTATTCGGATAATCGTGTTCTGTATCTCGTCAGACTTTTTCTTCCGGAGTATTTTTTTTGCCTCTGCGAGCATTTCGCCGGTACGCATCATGTAGACCATGATGACGGATATGCGCTCTTGTATTTCCGCCGGATTGTTCGAGCAGGTGGTGTTTAGATAATCGCTTATTTCTTTTATCTCTTTCTCCATCGTCATACGTTGTTTAAGTACTCATTCACAACTTTCATAAATTCGCCGATCGAACGGACAACGACATATTTGGCGCCGATCCGACCAAACTCAGCTTCGTATTCCTTCTGGTGTACGGATTGTCTGTTTTTGCCGGCCTTCAACTCGATCCCCATAAACGGGTGTTCTTTATTTGGATATAGCAAAATGAGGTCCGGGACCCCGGCTCTGACACCCATTTGTTTAAACTTCGCCGCCTCGACTGCATTGCGATAGCCTCCGTTAGGAACGTGTATCAGCAAGTGTCTGAGGTTCGCATATTGCAAATCGAACCATCTGACTATTGACTTTTGTAATTGATCTTCTATATGTCTCATTCGTAATCGTAATTATCGTATTCATCCGGTTCATAGTCCGGTATGTCGTATCCAAAATCCATCGAACTGTTTCCTTTCTCATCCTTCATCCATCGGTGTTACAACCGTGTCACGTCCGGTCTTGTCTACGATGATCTTCTTTCCCGATACGGTGATTTCCGTCTTACATCCTTCAGGTAGGGACTGGAAGAATTTACGGACGGATGGATTGTTGGCGTCGGCTGTTTTATCAGTATTTTTGTCATCTTCGGCATCATACGGGAATATATCCATGAGTGCGGTTTCGGTGACAGAAGCAATTTCGTAATCGGCCAAAGTGCCCTTCATTCCTTTTTCCAGCACTTCGATAGCTTCTTTCAAATTGGAGGCTTGTGTCAGCATCTGTGCAGCTGTTTTCTTTTCAGCTCCGCTTTTCTCATCAAGCGTAATGAAGTAGACTTTGATCTTATAGAAGCGGTCGCCATTCTCATTGAAGAATATCTCGGACAACTTTGCCCGTTTGATGTCTTTTATCACAAACTCACCGCTGATAAAAGGGGTTAATTCTTCGATGATACGAGCCTCTGCTTCTGTAAACGACAAGGCATC